ACGCGTCAACAAAGGGAAACGCGAATACACCCGTGAGGAAAAACAGCGTTGGTGGAGCGAGATCAAGGGGTATCAGAATTACCGCAACGCGACAGGTAAGCCACTGAGTGACGGATGGTGTGCTCATATCTACAAGGAGAAGTTCGGGGTTTGGCCTAAAGGCTTCAGTAATGCGCCGCTGCAAACCTCAGTTGAAGTGTACAACTTCATCAAGTCAAAGACCATTGCCTATGCCAAAGGGCGCAAGAAAGCCATGACAGGAGGCCAGCATGCGAACTAGAGATGCAGCCGTGGGGCACTGGAGCCGGATTTTTGAATATTACGGCATGCCTCCTGTTACTGGTGTGAAACATTACAACGGACCCTGCCCGATATGTGGTGCCAGAGGTAAATTTCGCTGTGATGATAAGGATGGTTCCGGTTCATGGATTTGCGTCTGTGGTCACGGGGACGGGATGAATCTGTTGCAACTTGCCACGGGTAAGCCCTGGGTGACGTTGTGTGATGAAATCGATCGGCTGATCGGAAATACCTGGAAGAGGGAGAAAGTCAGCCAGCCTGTAACAGAGATAAGCAGAAAGCGGAAGCTGGTCATGGATAAGTTCTCCAGACTTTCATGTCTGCGGGGCACAACAGGTGAGGCGTACCTGCAGGGGAGGGGAATACTCCAGTTACCGACCGAATCCGTGCGTTTCTGTGACCGTCAGATCGCCAGAGGGCGCGAATATCAGGCAATTTACGCCATTGCAACAGATGACAAAGGTTCTCTTTGCTATCTGCATCGTACGTTGCTGGATGGTGATCGCAAGGCGAATGTAGAGGCGGCTAAAAAAATGACCGCGCTACAGGAGTTGCCTGGTTTGCAGCATGCCAAATCGGTGGCAATACGCCTGTATCCGGTGTCGTCCACTCTGGGGATAGCCGAGGGTATCGAAACGGCGCTTTCATGCCGTCAAATATTCCGCTGCAATGTGTGGTCAACAATGAACTCCGGTTTTATGGAGAAGTTTATTGCGCCACCAGGCGTTAATCACCTGATTATATTTGCTGACAATGATGCGCACGGCGCAGGTCTGGCGGCTGCCTTTAAATGTGGGCATAAGAATCTCATGAGTCGTAATGACGTTGAGAAGGTCAGCATTCGCTGGCCTGACTTGCCGGATTTTAACGATATGCTCATTCAGGGGTGTGAAGCCCGTGAACATGTGTTGACGCGCAAATTCAAAGCGGAGGCTGCCTGATGGAAATAGAGATGATCAAGGCGGCTAATGGCGTATTTGTACCGGCGTATGAGCGCGATTTACCCCGACTGGCAAAATTTAAAAACGGTGAGCTGTATACACTGGAAGCAAAACTTACCCGTAACCCATCTTTTCACCGGAAGATGTTCGCTTTTCTTAATTTCTGCTTTCAGTACTGGTGCGCTGAACATGCTGGATACGAATTCTCTGATGAAGCGACGCAGTTTGATGAGTTTCGTAAAAATCTGACAATTCTTGCCGGGTTCTATGATGTGGTCACAACCATAAGAGGCGAGGTGAGATATCGGGCAAAAAGCCTGAGTTACGCGAATATGGATCAGGATGAGTTTGAACGTTGCTACAACTCAATGATTAATGCCGCGTTAAAGCATGTGTTTGGGCGCTCAAACAGCCCTGAACTGAATAACCGCCTGCTGTCGTTTTTCTGAGGTGATGATGCAGCAACGTAAACCCAAAAAATGCAAAGTGTGCGGCTCCTCGTTTGTGCCGTTCCGCTCATATCAGAAAGTTTGCTGCGGTCAGTGCGCACTGGAACTGGTCAGAAAAGAAAAGGCGATAGCTTCAGCAAAAGAGCAGGCAGACAAACTTAAAGCGCGCAGGAGGGACTTACAGCCCCGCAGTTACTGGATTAAGCAGGCACAGCAGGCCGTGAATGCTTATATCAGGGAACGAGACCGTAATTTGCCGTGCGTTTCATGCGGGACATTCGATTCTGCTCAGTGGGATGCAGGTCATTACCGTACAACAGCTGCGGCTCCCCAACTCAGATTTGATGAACGCAATATCCATAAGCAATGCGTGGTGTGTAACCAGTACAAAAGCGGAAATCTCGTTCCGTATCGCGTCGAACTGATTAACCGCATCGGGCAGGAAGCAGTAGACGAAATCGAATCGAACCATAACCGCCATCGCTGGACTGTCGAAGAATGCAGGGCGATCAAGGCGAAGTATCAGCAGAAACTTAAAGACCTGCGAAACAGCAGAAGTGAGGCCGCATGACGTTCACAGTAAAAACCATTCCTGACATGCTCGTTGAGGCATATGGAAATCAGACCGAGGTAGCCAGAATACTGAACTGTAGTCGCAACACGATCAGAAAATACACTGGCGATAAAGAAGGGAAAAGACACGCCATCGTCAACGGTGTTCTTATGGTTCATCGCGGATGGGGTAAAGATACTGATGCGTGATATTCAGCAGCTTCTGAATCGTCGGAAGGGGAAAAATGAAACTTGAGTCATCTCTAAAACATTTTAGCCCCAGGGGGGCGCGCATTATCAACGATGTGAAAGAAACTTCCCCGGAACGTCTCACTGGAACCGATGTTATGGCTGCCATTGGTACCACTAGTTGCAGGACCCGGTTCGGTCTGGCAGCCTTCTTTGGTAAAGCTGGGCTCAGTAAATCGGATGAACAGCTTGCAGTTCAGGTGCTGGCGAGATATGCGATGGATACTGCTCCAAAGAACGTAAGGAAGGCTGCCGGGAGTGAGTTTGGCTGGTGCATGTTGGTACTGGCACAATTCGCCTTTGCTGAATATTCCCGATCGGCTGCTACTAGTGTGGCATGCCCCAAATGTAGTGGTACTGGGCGAATGGAATGCGAGCAGCTTACACGTAAGGTTTCATACCCATGGGGTAAAGCACCATATTGGGCCAGTCGATCCCGCGCTGTTCGACCGTCAGACTGGGAGAAATGGACAGAGGTAACGGAAGTTGTACCAGTCGTTTGCGATGTATGTAAAGGGAAGGGAGTGATAAGTGCCAGGTGTCGTTGTGGTGGAAAGGGAGAGGTACTCGACCGCAAAGCCACAAGCGAGCGTGGTGCGCCTGTGTTTAAAATCTGCGAACGTTGCAGCGGAAATGGATTTTCTACGGTACCGTCTACCGCAGCATATAAAGTTGTACTGAAGCGGATACCCGAACTACACGTCAGGACATGGACACGTAATTGGAAGCCGTTTCTTGATTCTCTGGTTGACATTTGTCACCAGGAAGAGCGTAAGGCCGATATTGCTTTTCAGAATGTGACAAGTTTTGGTGATGATGTAAACTAAACTTAGGCTTTTTGCGATATAGCACTTGATTTTGTCCGAATCTGTCATGTATCATTATTGATAATGCGGAATAACGCCTGGATGATTTTGACAGAAAGCCCCCTCAAGGGGGCTTTTTTACTTCAATTGGCTAAAAAAACTTTCGAAATCACGAAGCTCAATCTCGTTTGCTGTTGATGAGTATTTTATCAGCGAAAAAATAGTTTACGATCGTAAAAATCTGCATATCATGATAAGAGTGGTTACATTGCCACGCAGCCGAACCCGCCGATGCGCGGGTTTTTTTGTACCCAGAATCCTGTGAGCTATACGGAAAGTACACAGAAAGGAAGATGCGACCGTAATTAATAACAAAATCTTAAAAATCGCATGTGGCACTATTAGTTTTCTAAATATTGTATATTTTAAGTATTGCAGGATAACCCTGTAACGAAGTTTGCGTAACAGCATTTTGCTCTACGAGTTTGCCAGCCTCCCCCAGTGGCTGGCTTTTTTATGTCCGTAGCGTCAAAGCAGCAATGGCGCTGGGGCGTCGTGCAATTGGCGTTGAGCTGGAGAGCGGGCGTTTTGAGCAGACGGTCAGGGAAGTTCAGAATTTAGTTAGTCAGAACGGATGATATTGCAGAATTAGTTACGTACCGTTATTATCCTGCGCCCGGCCCTTTAGCTCAGTGGTGAGAGCGAGCGACTCATAATCGCCAGGTCGCTGGTTCAAATCCAGCAAGGGCCACCATATCAGATATCGCCATTAGCTCATCGGGACAGAGCGCCAGCCTTCGAAGCTGGCTGCGCGGGGTTCAAGTCCCCGATGGCGGTCCATTATCTGCATCATGCGTTGTTAGCTCAGCCGGACAGAGCAATTGCCTTCTAAGCAATCGGTCACTGGTTCGAATCCAGTACAACGCGCCACACTTATTTTCCCTGGCTCGCTTTTGCGGGCCTTTTTTTTAAATGTCTCACAATTCAGACGGTTGACAGTTGTCTGTTTTGCGGGGAGTTTGTTAAAAGAAACTGGCATGGTGAATCCCCCTGTGCGGAGGGGCAATCAGCGAGTAGGTATATGGGATAATCGCGGATTCAGGTGCTGGTACTGAATTCACCGGGAGGCACCCGGCACCATGCAATGGCACATAGCGCCACTCTCCAGCCCCTCTCCGGAGGGGCTTTCTTATGGACAAAAAAAGCCCGCGCCGGGAGACGCGGGCAGCAAGGAATAAACCAACAAAACGTGAAGTAATATTTCAGCTGGCGAATAATACCCGACAGTAATCACTCTGCGCAATAGCGCGGCCTTTTTCGTATTGCGGGCTGTAGTCTCCCTTCTGCCATTGTCCTGTAACTTCCGGACTTCAGCCCGTCCCTTATGTGACTCACAACATTATCCCTACCGGGAGGATTCATGGCATTTAAACACTATGACGTGGTCAGGGCGGCGTCGCCGTCAGACCTTGCGGAACGAATAACTCAAAAACTGAAGGAAGGGTGGCAGCCTTATGGTAGTGCGCTGATTTCGACAGCTGGTTATGGTGCGGAGTTCATCCAGCCAGTTGTGAGTGAGGGGAGCATCTCATCACCAGAGGAGCCAGGCAACCGTCCGACGACCTCAGCGCCTTCTGTTGCGCCAGAATATTACTATGTGATCGCGCTTGCTGGTCAGTCCAATGGTATGTCATACGGTGAGGGACTGCCATTACCGGATACATTCGACAGCCCTGATCCACGTATTAAACAGTTAGCGCGTCGCAGTACGGTGACACCGGGCGGCGCTGCATGTACCTATAACGATATTATTCCGGCAGATCACTGTCTCCATGATGTACAGGATATGAGCAGCCTTCATCATCCGAACGCCGATCTGTCAAAAGGTCAGTATGGCTGCGTCGGACAGGGTTTACATATCGCCAAAAAATTACTGGCGTTTATCCCGAAAAATGCCGGAATCCTTCTGGTACCTTGCTGTCGTGGAGGGTCAGCATTTACTTCCGGCGCTGAGGGGGCATTCAGTGAATCGTCAGGAGCGACGGCCGAATCATCCCTGTGGGGTGTCGGCAAGCCGCTGTACAACGATCTGCTTACCCGTACAAAAGCCGCGCTGGATAAAAACCCCAAAAACGTCCTGTTATCCGTGGTCTGGATGCTGGGAGAGTTTGATCTGAAGTCAGCAACATACGCACAGCACCCGCAATTATTCCTGAACATGGTGAATCAGTTCCGCGCCGATCTCAGCGCATATTCTTCACAGTGCACCGGAGGCAATGCATCATTTGTTCCCTGGATTTGCGGCGATACCACCTATCTCTGGAAACAAAAATATACCTCTCAGTACCCGGTGGTTTACGGTGCATATCAGAACAAAGAAGCGCAAAAAATTTATTTTGTGCCCCTGATGACCGATGAGAAAGGTACTAACACGCCAACAAACCTGCCTGCCGAAGATCCTGATCTGGCAGAAGCCGGTTATTACGGTGCTGCATCCCGCAGTAATGGAAACTGGACCTCTTCAGATCGCGCCACGCATTTCAGTTCATGGGCCCGTCGCGGCATTGTTTCTGACCGTCTGGCAACGGCGATCCTGATGCATGCAGGGAAGACAGCCGCCTTCCTGAAAGGCACACCCGCACCGTTCAGCGTGGTCGTAGCGCCTCCCGCCACGGCAGGTTCAGACAGCGCCACCACGGAAAGCCCGCAGCCCTCCACATCTGCACCTCAGCCGGGCGCAGGCACACAGCCATCACCGGAAGTTCCACCGGCAAGAACAACTGCCGTCGCTTATCGTGCAGATACACAGGAAGGGAAACTGAAAGAACAGGGCTGGACGGGGGCAGACGGAAAAGCCTCTGTCGTAGATGATTCTGCTGCTGAGAGCGGTAAAGCCATGCGAGTGGAAAAAGTCCAGGGGCAACAAACAGCCTGGAAAATTGCCCACGATGTGCCTGCAAGTAAAGCAGCTGAATTACTTCAGAGAGGCGGTGAAATTGCCTTCCGTTTCAAAATTCCCGAAGGTGTTCAGCTGGCAACAAACCGCTTCGCCATGGCCCTGTACTGGCCTGTTTCTCAGCTACCTGAAAACGTTGTTCTGGAAGGCAGCGCAGGAAACGATATGCTGGCCGCCTTCTTCATCCAGAGCGACAGCGCAAACCTGAATCTGATGCAGCACAAACAACAGAATGCAAAACTGGGAACCTTCGGGGCATTTAATCATAACTGGCACAACGTGGTGTTCAGGTTTGCCGGCAATAACAGCATCAGCGTGACACCGGTCATCAACGGTCAGACCCAGGCGGCCTTTAATCTGGCGAAATGCCCGGCGGCAGGACTGGATAACGACAAGCTGTTACTCACTGACATTACCAGTAACCAGGATACCTACCCGGTTCTGATTGAGCACGTAACAGTGGCAATCAATAACAGCAACGCCGCATAAGAAAAAAGAGGCTCCCGGCAGGCAAGACTGAGAGGAATAGATACCAGCCGGGAGCGTAAGAGGAATTATGGAGAGTGTTTATTATTGTTATTCATTTTTTTAAAACGCCAGACATCGTTATGTCAATCATTTGTGTGAGGTGATTATGTCATTCATTCATCAAATCATGCTGTATTTCTGTACGGCGGTCTGTGTGCTGTATCTTCTTTCGGGTGGGGACAGGGCTGTGCGCGATTTCTGGTGCAGGCAGATTGATAAAAGGGCCGCTGAGAAAATCAGCGCCAGTCAGTCAGCCGGAAGCAAACCCGAAGAGCCCGTTACTCCTTAACAACCCCTTTCAGCGAGAAAATCCCATGTCAGAAATCACATCCCTAGTCACTGCAGAGGCAGTGAAGGAAGTCCTGCGCTCTGAAGAAGTCCGGAGCGCACTGAAACAGAAACTCCGCCAGAATCTTGAGGCGCGTCTTGATGCAGAAGTTGATGCCATTCTGGATGAGCTGCTTGGTGTACAGGCAGAGCCACCGACTGAAGCGGGAGATACCACCGCAGAGAGCGGTGAAGTTCAGCCTGAATCACCGGTCGCCGATGCGACTGAACCTCAACCCGAATCGGTCATGATGTTGTAACGGGGAGTCAGGGCCATCAGTAAACAGCTGCTGGCCTTTTTCATGTTGTGAGCTTCCGGATTGCGGGAGACGGGGTATGTACCAGATGGAAAAAATCACAACAGGTGTGTCATACACCACGTCAGCGGTGGGAACGGGCTACTGGTTCCTGCAGTTGCTGGACAGGGTTTCCCCGTCTCAGTGGGCGGCAATAGGCGTGCTGGGGAGTCTGCTGTTTGGTCTGCTGACGTACCTGACGAACCTGTATTTCAAAATCAGAGAGGACAGGCGTAAGGCGGCACGGGGAGAGTAAGCTGATGAGCAGGAAACTCCGCTATGGTTTATCGGCTGCCGTTCTGGCGCTGATTGCCGCAGGTGCTTCTGCGCCTGAAATCCTCGACCAGTT